AGGGGTTTTGTTTTGTGGAGGAGATGGAAGGCTTGAAAAATACACACAAACACGCCTCTTTGCTTACTTTTTTTTCTTAAAAATCAAATTCATCAAAAACAATATAATAATAGCCCCAATAGCCCCTGTCAAGATAGAACCAACCCATCCCTCACCAAGAGAGATGTTAAATACACTTCCTAAAAGCCAGTACCCCAGACCACTCCCAAGAAGGCCAATAATGATATTCCCAACAAGTCCCAATCCACTACCTTTATATATAGTACCCCCTAGCCATCCTGCAATGGCTCCAATAATAAGTGTTGCAATAATACCCATGAAATTCAATGTTAAATTTGAAGGCAAAGATAAGAGAGATCGTCCACAAAAACAAATTATGCGATCTTATAGCCAAACGGAAAAGGAATATGAAATGAAACGGTAAAACGGAATCATCTTTGTATCCTCTATGTCAATCAAACTATCAGTACAAGAAATAGAGGAGCTTCGTAAACTTCAGCGCAATGTTAGTAGGCGTGCGGATTACGTTCGGGTTACTTGTATCTTGATGCTGGCCATGGGCTGCAGTCCTGACTTTGTCGCACAGAGCTTGGGCATAGACGTTGCGACAGTCTATCGTTATAAGAAACTCTATGATCAAGATGGTATCGACGGTCTTTTGGAAGATAGCTATAGGGGCTATTCTGGACGTCTTTATAGTGAACAAATTAGCTTGCTTTGTAAAGAGTTTAAAAGGCATATTTATACAGATGCAAAACGTGTGACTCTATGGGTAAAGAACACCTTCGAGATAGGATTATACACCGGGCGGGATGGTACATCTGTTGAATCGCATAGGCTTCACCTACAAGAAGACAACCGAGGTTCCTTGTGAAGCAAACGCTGAACTTCGTCCAAATGATAAAGACATGCTTCGATGCTAAGAAATAGGGCGATATTTATATTATGTTGATGATACGCATCCGACTCACGACGCACGTTCCACTTATACCTGGATACGGAAAGGCAAACCCTTAGAGCAGCCCACGGTGAGCGGCCGTGACCGTATCAACATCAACGGATTGCTTAATGCTCACGATGTGACGGACGTGATCGCCCATGAGTGTTCGAGCCTCAGTGTCGATTCTACCATAGCGCTTTACAAGGCGACTTTGGAGAAACATCCTAAAGGCCGAAAACATCTACATCATCACCGATAATGCTCGTTAACATAAGCTCGACCTAAGCGACAGACAGGAAAGAGGGATGTACAAACTCCTCAGCAGTATTGATGGAAGGCTTTTTGTCGAAGAAGGAGAAAGCTGCCAACGCCGATAATAGATTGATGATGAAGTTCGGGAAGCATCGATGGCGGGTCAAGCTCTATCTGGCAGATATTCTTTAGTTGATCATTAACGGTTTCAATCGGAGATCTTTTCCGAAGCATGATCTTATCATATTGAAGCATTAAGGCTTTCTTCTTCCTCTTCTTCAAACGTGTAATAAGGTGAACTCCGTCAATGAAGAGTTGCTCGAAGAGATCTTTCGAGATGTAGCCACTGTCTGCGAAAAGCTTGCCGAAGATTCGTTTGTGGAAGTTTATGATTTTCAAGGGCGTTCTGTCGTCTACGTTGTCCGGAGTGAGAAGAAAGCCGGGGAAGTTCTCTCTTGTCATAGATGATCAAGTGCAATTTGAATTCATAGAACCAGCCCAGTGTACTTTTTCTGGCAAATTTCTTGAAGGTCTTATGCGACTTTTCTCTTTTGATATGGCAGCTTCGAATGGGGGTAGAATCGATAAAAGAAATACCGGTGCATTGTCCAAATCTCTCATTTTAAGGAAGAAAACAAGAGGTATACCAACCTTTCGTTGCAGTTCTACGAAGCGGTTGTAAGACACACTATGTGGAAAATCCTTCTTCACTTGTGTTCGAACAAAGAGATAGAAATGCTTTAGATTTCGAAAAGAGGGGAAATGGAAGAGGATAAGAATCGTCATGACCTCGCTACTCTGGACATGGTGAATTTGCGATTCCTCCGTTTCTTTGGGATCCTTCTTCCAAGGAATGACTTTTGATTACGGCGTCATATTCTTTGAAGAATTCGCTGACGATATAGTAGATCTCTACAGTTTTATTAACGGGTATTACTGTGCAATTTACTCTTTATTTTCAGCGCATTAAGACACAAACTATCTCTTGATTTCAGCCTCTTTTCTCCTTTTTCTTACGTCGAACTCACGTTCGTTATTACCGCAATAAGAAGCTCGGAGAATGGGTCGAGGGCACGAAAATCATGCAGGTCATCTTGGTCGCCCTATTCTCCGAACTTGAATCTGATTGAGCGGTTGTGTAAGTTCCTTCGGAAGACATTCATCAGCATGAGGTTTTATCAAACAAAACATAGCCAATAAAATAAAACGCTTAAATTCTTCAACAATATCGCTTTTTGTCAGCTGGAGTTGGAGTTTCTTCTAACTCTTAACTTCCACGTGATTGATTTGCATTCCTTTTTTTTGATTGACTATATATAACCCCATCGTTGATTTGCTCTCTAAGACTGTATGCTTTATTTACAATAAAGCAAAAAATCATAAAAAAAGAATTCAAGCAGCTATTTGATAGAGATGGTTATTTTTTGATTTTAATTGTTTTTCATCAGGCGGTCAGCATCTTTACAAATAAGAAATAAGGTGTATTATAATATTTCAAACCAAAGAGGATGAGAGAACCGCACTCGTTACCTTTGAAAGAGTAGAGCTATCAGTATCTTTTTATTTACAAATACTTGCAGCATCATCCTTTTGTTTTATTCCAAGGTAAATGTATTTGTTCTATCAGAACAAGTGTTTGTTGAAGTATTGCAAACGGAAGAAAGGGGAAAGGGAGGCGTTAGTAAAGCTCTATCTTTTATGCTTTTATGTTATCAATCTTTTAATCTCCTATAAGATAGAGTTAATTACAAATTCTTTTCGGGCAAAAAACGGCACAACATGAGATTGCAATAGAAGGCATGATTTCTTGACTACACATCAACCCTTCTTCTTTCACCGTATCACCTCCGTTGTAGTCATGTAGTAAGATCGAATCAGTGAAAGGAAAAAGGCATGTTAGGACAGCCGTACAGGGATCACTCTGACGCCGCTTGTTGCTTCCGGATCAACTTGTCCATGTCTTCTGAGATCTTTTTGTCCGTCACCTGCGCATAGATCTGAGTGCTGGATATGGAGGCGTGTCCCATCATCTTAGCGATGCTCTCTATAGGGATGCCGGCACTGAGCGACAAAGTTCCGAACGTGTGACGCGCCATGTGGAAAGAGAGTCGTTGCCTGATGCCACACGCCAGCCCCACAGTGCTCAGTTTGTTATTCATCGCACTACGGCTGCAATCGCGTGGAAAGACAAGGCCGTCACCTTTCTCTTTCACCGTTTGTTCTTCTCTACATCTGCTAAGGATCTCCTCCACGATCGGATGTAACGGTACGACGAATTCCACTTTCGTCTTCTGCCGTTCCTTGCGGATATACCTCCGGCCATCTGCCGCCGTTTGAATATGCGAAAATTTCAGACGTTCCATATCCGCAATGGCCAAACCTGTGAAGCAGGAGAAGATGAACATCTGCCGAGCCTGCTCTGCTTCCCTGTCGTTTACTTTCAGCGCCATGAGCTTGGCTACATCACTCTTTTGCAAGAAGCGAATCTTCCTCTCTTCCTTTTCATAGATGGCATCTTCAAAAGGATTATAGCGAATGATCCTTTTGCTGACTGCACGATACATCAATCGGCTGAACCAGCATAGGTGGCGATTGACCGTCTTCGCTGCAAACCGTTTCTTTTTGAGATAGAAGCGGAACTCTTCAAACAAGTCTTCTGTAACAGCGTGGATGGGCATGTCCTTTCGCTCTTTGTCTGCTATCCACTCGTGAAGCATCTTGTCTGAATAGGTGTGATTTCGATAGGTGCCCGCAGATCTTGACTTACCCACGCATGCTTTTACAGATTGCAGCTCCGCCCTACTCATGGTCAAAAGGGTAGTCGGTGCGGCGGCGACACCCTGCAAGTGATTCTTGAGCAGTTCAGCGCTGACCACGCCGTCCTTCGTAAGCATTTCCGCGTAGGTCTTTTCCACAAGCTCCCTGAACACTGCGAGGCGTTGGTCGATTTTCTTTTCGCCGGTTGTCCCCTGTCTGCTGTTCCATTCGGCCGGCGGACATTCCTCGCCAGTTGTCATGGTCGTGCTTCTGCCATCGATGGTGACACGGCAAAAGATGGCCGTCTTGCCGTCTGTCTTTGTCTTCTGTCTGTTGATGTAGAACAGGATTTTGAATGTACTTCTCATGTCGGCTGTGGTTAAATGGCTAGGTGTAAATCTTCAGTGAAGGCAATCAAGCGGTCGAACTCCTCAAACAGCTTTTGGGGAGTGACTTTCGCATATCGCTCGGTCATGCGCACGGTGCTATGCCCAAGCATCTTGCTCACCGTCTCAATGGGCACGCCCTGCTCCAAGGTGATGAGCGTAGCGAATGTGTGTCGGGCGGTGTGCGTGGTGATGGGCAAAGACAGTCCAGCCCTTAGCGAGATCGCCTTCAGACAAGACAAATAGGTGGCATAGTTCATATAAGGAAGCAGTGTTTCTCTGGCATCGCTGTGTAGCTGCTCCAACAATCGAAGTGCCTCGGGCAATAGTTTTACGCGGCAGAGGACGCCCGTCTTCTGCCTGTTGAACTTCAGCCAAAGGGCGCCCTCGTCGTCGCGGATAAGATGCTCACGGTTCAGTGCCATCAGATCGCAATAGGCCGCGCCGGTGTAACAGGCGAAAAGAAACACATCGCGGGAGGTTTCCATATCCCCGTCCAAGCTGTCCAAACCGTCAAAACGCAGTGCTTTCAACTTGTCTAACGCATCCTTATCGAGCGCTTTGGGCAGTCGGTTATCTCCCTTGTCTACATGCACATTGTCGAACAGCAAGGAGTCTGCCGCTCCTTCGCGATAAGCCAGTTTGCAGACCTTCTTGATAAGGACGATCATGTTATAGCAGGTGCTTTGTTTCAGACCAACTTCTCCGATTACATACTGCTCGAATTGTTTGATGAAGTCCTCCGTCAGCAGCGAAAAGGCCAAGTCGGAAGCGTTATGCTTCGCTCGAATGAACTGCTGCAATCGTGCCCTTGTCTGACGGTACGAGGCCAAAGAATTTTCCTTGATGTCTACACCGACGTGATTCTCCATGTTCTCGATCAAGACGTCGAACCGCTCCAAAAACAGAGTTCGACTCTGCACGCTGCCTTGGAAATGATCCTTGATGTCGGTTGCATCAAATGGCGATCCCTTGGCAAGCAGGGATTGATAAGAGGCTTGAACAGCGAGAAGGAGGTTGTCCAACTTGGCATTAACCTCGACTGCCTCGCGGCTCTTCCCGTTCACTCGGCTTTCGCGCGGGTTCCACAAGTCGGGGGTACAAGATAGCTTGCAGCTAAGCTGTGCAAT